ATGCCGAAACGATTCGGGGCCATCCGATTCAAACCCAACAAGACCACCCCCAAATACATCGAGGCCAGCTACATCACGCCCGCATGGGCGTTCAGCGAATGGCCCGGCCTCAAGGAACGCCAATACGCGAACTTCGACCCGGACGACGAGGACGGCGCACGCGCATGGCTCCGCAAGGCGCGCATCAGCATCGAGGCCGGATCATGGCAGCCCGAAAGCGAGACCAGACGCGACCAAGTCCGCAAATCCATCACCCTCGCCACCTACTTCGACCAATGGATCACGACCCGCCGCACCAAACAGGGCACACCACTGGAGGCCGGCACCCTCTACCGGATCCGCAAGGACGCCGAAAACCACATCCTCCCGTACTTCGGCCGCATGCGCCTGACGGACATCACCACCAGCGACATCGACCGCTGGTGGGCAGGCCTCGACCACACCCAGACCGCCATGTGCATCAACGCGCTCAAAACCCTCAAAGCCATCCTCAACAGCGCCGCCGCACCCGGACGCGACGGCGAAACCCCGCTCATCGCCGAAAACCCCTGCCGCATCACCACGCCCCGCCACCGCCGCGACCACGAGACCATCCCCGCCACCATCGACCAGGTCAAGACCATCCACGACGCCATGCCCGAACGCTACGCGCCCGCCGTCTACCTGAGCCTCTTCTGCAACGGCCTGCGCATCGGCGAGGTATGCGCGCTCCGCCGCCGCGACATCGACCTCAAGAACCTCACCCTCCACATCCGCGCCAGCCGCAAGACCATGGACAAGACCGCCCTCACCGGCAAACCCAAAACCGCCAACAGCGTGCGCGACGAAGCCATCCCACCCCAATTCGCCCCACTCCTCAACGACCTCCTCGACCAAATCCCCGACGACCCCGACGCCTTCGTCTTCCCCGCCATCCGCCACCCCGACCAGCCCCTCCACCCCAACACCCTCCGCAAATGGTTCAAAACCGCCCGCGAAACCGCCGGACGCCCCGACCTGCGCTTCCACGACCTACGCCACACCGCCCTCACCCTCCTCGCCGAACACGGCGCCACCCTCAAGGAACTCATGGCCGCCGCAGGCCACAGCGACCCCGAAACCGCCATGCGCTACCAACACGCCACACAAACCCGCACCCGCGCCCTCGCCCGACAGATCGGCCAACTCATCCCCACCACCGACACCACCCCGACCGACACCGACGACAACGGCGACGAAATCACCCGGCTCAAACGACGACTCGCCGCGCTCGCCGCCGAAAACCAACGCCTCACCCAACAACTCAACCAACAATGACGAGACCTCCCCGGCGCTCGCCGATGCGGGCGCCGGGGAGGTCTTCGCTTATTCCTTGGGGTGCTTGCGTGGCCGTCCGCCGCCGACCCCACGTCCGGGGCGGTTCCGGTTCCACTCGTCGATCGTCTCGGGGAGCCATCCGCGCGTGCGGCCTATCAGCGCGTCCGGCTCGGGCAGCCTGTAGCCGGCGGCGCTCGCGTTCTTCACGCCGATGCGTTCGGCGACCTCGGCGATGCTGAGATATCTAGTCGTCATCCCTGTCCCTTCCCGCCAGCCAGCCGAGCGTGCCGGCGCAGAGGGCGAACACGCCGCCGGCGGCGTCGTGCGACGTGACGGCGATGACGAATCCGACCGCTCCGAAAAGGAGCGAGAACAGTCCTGCCTTGTCTTTCATGGTGGTCCATGGCTAGTCTTGGAGCGGGGGCTTGCGGTCCCGGATAGGTGCGGAATCCGGGACCGGCCCCTCTTCTAGCGCCTCCTTCGCCGTTTGCGCGGCGGTTTCGGCTTCTTCGGCTCGTCATGCCTGCTCATGACGAAGATCGCGACCGTGGCGATGGGCGCGAGGGTCGCGCCAAGTCCCTTGAGGAACTCGCCGATGGCGTTGAGCAGCTCCGTGACCTGTGCCATGCTCACCTCCTTTCCCGTGTTCCGTTGATGATTCTATTATAGAATATCTATATAAGATATGCAAGTCGTGGCGACGGCGACACGCCGAAGACCTCCGCACCCTGCCGCCTACTCTGTCCACGGTTTCGCGAGAATCGAAGATAAGACGTTTTGCGACATCGCGGAATGTCGTGTAAATTGTTCAGATTCCGCCGAACGCAATCGAAAGGAGGCGGCCATGACCATGACCGATGCCGGCGTGAAGCCCATCCCGGTGTACGCGCCGCCCGCCGACGGAAAGCCCCGCAACGCGGTGGACGCGAAATGGATGAAGCTGCACCGCGCCGCCCTGCATTACATGGACCGCCGGGCCGAGGCCAAGGCGAAGGAAGCTGATCCGCATGACGGCGTTGAAGCTCGTCATTGAGCGCGAATGTTCTAGTGATCACCGGTTCGCGCTGAGACGCTTCGTCTGCTGTGAACCGGGAGGCCCGGAATGGGCCATGGATCCGCAACGCTATATCCGTGGCCTCAACGTGCGCAGGCAGCCGTCCGACATCACCCGTACCCTCCTCGTCGTGGCCGGCGCGGACCGGTCGCAGGACGACGTAGTGGGATTCAGTGAATACGGGGTGGCCGTAGAGACGACGCCCGAACATGAAGGCGTCTATCAGATCGCCTACATCGCCACCGCGCTGAAAACACGCGGAACCCACCTCGGCGACCTGATGCTCTCCGCGGTCCTGATGCACATCAGCGACGACGCATGGCGCTTCAACCGCACCCCGCTCGTATTGGCCCAAGTCGACCCGCGCAACAAGCCCAGCATGCAACTGTTCTCCAGATTCGGCTTCACTGACGAAGGCCCGGACCCGGACGACACGGAATACCGCATCCTCGCCCTGGAATTCACCCCGCAGGAACACGGCCCCTACCTGGCAAGCACGTTGGCATACTTCTGACATCCAAGCTCCTTCCCCGCCCCGGCGCTCGCCGACGTGGGCGCCGGGGCGGTTCCGTCTATTCCCTGGGATGTTTGCGCGGCCGTCCGCCGCCGACCCCGCGGCCGGGGCGGTTCCGGTTCCATTCGTCGATCGTCTCGGGCAGCCATCCGCGCGTGCGGCCGATGGTCGCGTCCGGTTCGGGCAGCTTGTAGGCGGAGACCGCGGCGGTGCTGATGCCGAGTCGTCTCGCCACGTCGGTGACGCCGAGGTATTCAGTGGTCATCGCGGCCTCCGTTGTCGAATCCGAGATGAAGACAGTCGAGGCCGGCCGCGACCGCGAACAGCGCGGTGATCCACGGCTGTATGCCGCCCACGGCGCAGGCGGCCGCGATGATGGCGAACGCGAGTCCGCCGATGCCCTGTGTCTTGCGTTTCATGGTGGTTTGCGGGATGATTGTGGGGCCGAAGCCCCGGATTCTAGGCCTATCCGGGACTTCGGTCTGTCACTTCTTGGGCTTGTCGCGTTCGTCGCGCCATTTGATGATGTCGAACGCCAGTTTGGCGGCTTCGACGATCACGGCCCCGATGGCCGCGACGGCGAGAATGAAGTCGTTGCTCATCCCGCTTCCTCCTTTCGCTCTTGAGTTGTGGCGTCGGTCTTCCGTGCCGACATAACTATATTAACATAGATAATAAAGATATGCAAGTCGGGACAACGACGACACGCCGTCGTCTCCACGCCGAAGAGTTGAATGGACGCCAAAAGGAGGAACGATGGCCGAGAAAATCGTCGGAACCGGCATAACACCGACTACGGTCGCCAACAGCATCCTCCGTCGCGCCTTCCGCGATGATGTTCAGGTGACCCCCATGAAGCTCCAGAAGCTCCTCTTCTACGTCACCTGCCTGTACCAGAGAAACACGGGCAAGAGACTGCTCACCGAGTCCTTCCAGCCATGGCGCTACGGCCCCGTATGCCGTAGCGTATACGACGAATTCAAAGGCTTCGGAGGCAAGCCGATCACGCGATACGCACAAGATGCGCTAGGCAACGCCACCGCGGTGGACGAGTCCAGCAGCGAACCGTTCCGCAAGGCGCTGAACCTCGTATGGCTGACATTGGGAGGGAGAAGCGCCGTAGAACTTTCCCGCATGACCCACCGCAACGGTTCCGCATGGTCGCAAGCCATAGCCGCCGAGAAACCATTCATCAGCAACACCGCAATGGCCGAAGACCACACATTCGACGAAGAGCTGGGAATCTGAAACATGAATCAGAACGAAGACATTCCCCTCGACGCATCCGTCGATCTGCCTCCGGAGGGATATGAATCCACCGACGCAGACGACAACATCAAAACGGAACCCATCAACCCCAAAGACAAGCACAACTGGGAAGTCGAGAACTTCAAGAACAGCACGGCCTTCATCATCGTCGCCTTCTGCCTCCTCATGGTCGCGATCTTCACCGGCGTGCAATTCACATGGACGGGCTCCAAATACGGGCATGAAACCATCTCCAGCGCAATCGACGTATTCAAGCTGATCGCCACCACCGCACTCGGCTTCCTATTCGGCCGCAATTCGAAATAGGAACCACCCCGGCGCTCGCCGATGAGCAGCCGGGAGCGGTCTCGTCGTTCGCCTTGGTCAGGCGTCCTGCAGGGCGCTGACGCGTTGGAGGCTGACGCCGGTGACGGTGGCGACGTCGCGCACGGTCAGTCCTTCGCCGCGCAGGGTGGCGACGGTGCTGCGGGCGAGGCGCGAGGCCTCCTCCTGCGCCTTGCGGGCGGCGTCGCGCTTGGCGAACAGGTCGTCGACCATGCGCTGGGTGGTTTCGTCGAGCTGCGGGTCGATGGTGACGTCGCCGACATCGACGCCGAGCAGGTCGGCGGCGTCACGCACCGTGGCCTCGACCTGGTCGAGGCGTCGCGCCTGGGTGAACAGGCCGGGAATCTCGGGCACTTCGACGGCCCACCAGCCGTCCGCGCGCCGGCAGACGGCGGTGGCGTTGACGGGATCGCTCATTTCATGTTCCTTTCGATGTATCGCAGGATGCCCTTGGCGGTGAGCTCGTTGACCTCGCCGGGAGGCGGACTGCAGGTCATGGCTCCGATTCGTCGTATGTCTGTTCCGAGAGAGGGCCGGTGCGTCGGATGTAGTCGGCCATGCCCGGGACGGTGAAGGCGATGAAGCCGCGTTCCGGCGAATACGCGAGACCGGCTTCTATGATTCCCTTGCGTGCGCGCGCCACTTCGGGTACGGGACGGTGCAGCTTCTCGGCGACTTCCGCGGAAGAGCAGGTGTCCTTGCCGACCGACGCCATGGCGCGCATATATTCACGCTCCGATGGACGGGCTCTTTGCCATCGTGACTCGTAGAGCCCGTTGTCCAAGGCGGCGCGGGCGACCGGTTCTCCCGCGCCCACCGCAGAACGGGGTATGGGGGACGAATCCGCGGCCTCGAACGCGGCGGAACCGTATGCCTGGATGAAATAGGGGTACCCCTGCGACAGTTCCACGAGTCGGTCCAACGCCGCGTCCTCGAATCTGCTGACCCTGCTGATCGTCTTCACGTAGCAGTCGCGCGTTTCGTTCTCCGGCAGTCTGCCGATTTTCCGGTACTCGAACAGACGTTCCGCGTAGGAGCGGGATTTCGTGAGCACGCCCGGCAGGTTGGGTAGTCCGGCGGCGATGACGTAGAACGGCAGCCCGTCCTGTCCCATCGCGTGCTGCAGGCCGATGATGGTGCCCATGAGCTCCGCCGGCATCTCTTGGAATTCGTCGATGAAGAGGAACAGGCCGGACCCGTCGTGTTTGAGTTCGGTGCAAAGCTCTTCAACCATCATCTCCAGACGGAACGAGTCCGACGACGGCGTCTCGTCCTCGGCGCCGGGTTTCAGTGTGGCTTGAATGATGCCGATGTTGGCCGAGATGCTGTCGATGTGCCGCAGCACGGCGAGGAGCCTGTCGCGCAATCCTTCGTCGCGTTGTTTGAGGACCGCCTTGGAGATGCCTTCGAAGATGGCCGCGTAGTCATGCCCGGAGTCCGTGGTGGCTTCCATGCGGATGGCGAGGAGCCCGCGATTGATGACCATGTCGCGCATCCTGAGGAGGAGAACCGTCTTGCCCATCCCACGCAGACCGCTGTATACGAGCCCACGGCTGGTGTATCCCGCCTTCGTTCTGGAGATGATGCGGTCCATGATCTCAAGCTCGTGCTCACGGCCGGCGAGATCCTTGGGCGGGCGACCCGCTCCGGGAGCGAACGGGTTCAACCCGTGCATGATGGCCCGAGTTTCGTTGTCCATGAAGACCTCCTCGCACTGTTTATGCAAATTAATGCACGCAACTACACGATAATGCATAAAAATGCATGCGACTACGTTTCGTTCACTCCCTTGATGTGGTCATCTCATTCGGCTTGTCGGAACGGCGCTGCCTCCGGCACGCACCCCATCCTCTTCCCTGATCCTGTCGGCCCACGCGTCGATGTCGATATCCTCGCGCTCGCCGGCGAGCGCGGCTGGGGTGTCGGTGGAATCCACCATGGGCGCTCCCTCGATTAGTTGCGAGGGTTTGAGTGACCATAGCAGGCACATACGTTCGATATCTCCGAGGGCCCATTCCTTTTCGTCGTTGATGCGCTCGCGGACGTAGGTGGGGCCCCTATGTATGGCCTTTGCGAGATCGCGTCCTGACATTCTGCGCATGCCTAGCTGGGCTCGTATGCCTCGGCTGACTTCTAATGCGAATCCGCTTACTCCAATGCTGTTTCTACCCATGCTCTTCATTCTATGGCGTAAATAAGCCGTAACGCGCGTGAATCCGCCTATAAGTCCGATGGGTCAGAAAATTGGGCGTAATTACGACACGCCCGGTGGGCGTATCTGATTGACCTTGAGCGTAATTACGCCCATAATGAGAATCGTCAGACAGCAACGGAAAGGACGGACGGAGATGGACAGCAGGACGGAGACCAAGGCAGGGACCTGGATGGACACGGCGAGGCCGGACGGGATGAGCACCGGCGACTGGGACCGGTACCTGCGGAAGGCGATGCGCGAGACGCAGGAGACGCGCCGGAGGCTCGCCGCCCACTGGCGGGCGCTGACCGGCCTGCCGGTCCCGGTCGTCCCGGCCGGCGTCCTCGCCTGACCCGGCCACGGGCGGCGAGCGCCGCCGCCCGACCCCATCGCGTCTTATCGAAATCTCAACTGGAAGGAAATGTCATGGCAACATCCGCGCTTGAGGAGTGCTTCAGAGAAAGAGCCCGTGCGGTCCTCGCATCTCAGGGGATGACGGTCTCCGCGTATGCGGAGAGGACGGGCCAGACGTTCGACATGGCCCAGAAACGGCTCAGCGGCAAAATCAGGTTCTCTATCACCGACCTTGCTCGATTCGCGGAAGTTACCGGTTACAAGCCATCCGAACTACTCGACGACGCGTTCGTGTTGAAGCCGTCGTCCGCGCTCGCCGGCAAGGGGGTGGAGTGATGACGCTCAATCTTAACCATGAGGACCTTGAATTGATCCGCACGGCGGTCGACGAACTGGAACACTTCGTCGGCCGCCGCACGGACGCCCCTCTCGCGGACGGCGGTGACGAGCCCGTGAGCGTGGACGAGTACACGAAATCCCACTCCCAGCTGTTCGGACTGGTCAAGAGCGCCATGCGCGACGTATTGGCGGAGCATGACGCCTCGGACGAGGAGATGAAGATCATCCTCGAACGCATCGAGAACGCCACGCGCCGCCTGAAAAAGGAAATCGGATCATCGACTCAGCTTGTCGCCAAGCTCCTCGATGGAGAACGCGATGCTCGACGCGGCCCCATCATTCGCATGGAACCCCTCGGCGAGGAACGCGAGACCTTGGCAGAGGCATCGCATCCTTTCGTCCGAGTCGTCGGCCGTGGCGGCGGCGTCGAAACGCTTCTTCGCATCGAGGAACGGATGTGGACTTCCCATATCATCACCTCCCTTCTTTGCGTAGGCGGTGCGCTCATTATCGCACGGCAGCTCGCCGGCAAGGGGGTGGCGTGATGAGTGCGAACGAGGTCATGTTCGGGATTTCGATGGTGCTGTTCCTGCTGGCGGGCGTGCGGACGGTCCACGCGAGGATCCTTGAGCGGAGGACGGAGCGCGACCGGCGGCGAGCAGAGCTTCGGCCCGCTCCTTCACCGTGGTCAGATCCACCGTCTGGCCCTCAGGCAGGTCCTCGTAGTCCCTCGTCAACGCGCGGAGCCTCCATCTCGCTCGGCCCGGAATGTTCGGACCCGCGGGGCGTGTTCCGTCCGCTGCGCGTCTCCACCGGGCGCGGGACGTTCGTGGTCCGCTGCGACCACTGGGCGTTGCGCCGTCTCGCCCTACTGACCGCCCCGTATATGGTCGGCGAGACGGACGAGCAGCTGCGCGAGCTTGACCCGCCAGCCGTGCCCGTCGTGCTCTCCTACAGGCGGTTCCGTCGGCTCGTCCGCTCCGGACGGATCCTCGTCGAACATCGCGTCGATCTCGTCGTCCGTGACGTGGGTGAACGAGATCGTGCCGCGCGCGGTCAGCACGACGGTCATGATGCCGGCGGCGGTGGCGACGACCGTGGCGAGCGCTTCGACGCCGCTCCATCCGGGCCATCGGAACAGCTGGTCGAGGAGTTGGAACACGTGCATGCATCCGACTCTAGCAAGGGGGTGGCGTGATGGTCGACCTGCTGCAGGACACGGCGATCATCTGCCTCGCCGTCTGCCTCATCATCCAATCCCATACCATCCGCCGGCTCGACCGCATGCGCCGCACCCTGTCCGACGCGGTCGACGGACTGCTCGCCGCGGTCCGCGCGGTCAACGACACGGACAGGAAACAGAACGAGGCGCTCGCCGCCCTGACGGACGCCATGAGACGAAAGGAGGCGCGTCATGGACGCGCATGAGTATGGGCGCCATTGCAGCGGCTACCGGAAACCCGATCCTCGCAGGTGGGAACGCTGGCCGTACACGACAAGGGAGACGTTGCTGCTCGCCATTGCCGTGGCCGCGTCGTTCGCGTGGCTGATGACCCACGACGGTCTCCTGCACCCGGTCGCGAACACGGTCGCCCTGGTCGTGTACGCGCTCGCGGGCGGTCTGCTGCTCCTGCCCTGCGCCGTCCGCGCGCTCGCGCTCGCAGGTTTCCCGTCCCGCATGGATGGGGGAGAGGGGGCGGGCGATGAGCGCCGGTGACTTCACGCCCGTGTGGGCCAACCTCGCCGAGGCGTGCAAGCTGCTCGGCATGGGGCCGGCGAGCGTGAAGAAGCTCGGCCGCGAAGGCGTGCTCCGCTTCACCTTCGCCGCAGGCCAGTACCGGTTCAAGGTCGCCGACATCGAACACCTGGACGAGCGGATCGCCCAGCACGCGCGCGACAAGGACGCGGGCCCGCGCCGCCGCAAGGGCCGGTAGGACACCCACAGGGGGCCGTCCGAATCGGCCCCGGCCCACAAGGGCGCGCGTCAACGCCACCCCCATGCCGTCCGCAACCCGCGGCATCGGGGGAACGAAGGCCGGAAAGCGATACGGAGCGGCCGGCCTGCGCGCGCCCCACCACACCACACCAGTCTCACGAGGGAGGAGACCACCCATGGCAGGGGAGACCCTACTGACGATCGTCGGCAACCTGACCGCCGACCCCGAACTACGCACCATCTCGACGGGCGCGACCGTCTGCTCGTTCACGATCGCGTCCACGCCCCGCACCTACGACCGCCAATCCGGCCAATGGCAGGACGGGCAGGCCCTGTTCATGCGCTGCAGCGCGTGGCGCGACCTCGCCGACCATTGCGCGCAGAGCCTCAGGAAGGGCATGCGCGTCATCGCCCGCGGCACGCTCCGCCAGCACTCCTACCAGACGCAGGACGGGCAGAACCGCACCGTCATCGACATGACCATCGACGACATCGGCCCCTCATTGCGCTACGCCACCGCCGCCGTCGCCCGCCAGCAGACCGGCCACGCCGGCCGCACCGGCAACGGATACCAGAACGGCTACCAGAACGGCTACCAGGGCGGGGCCGGCTGGCAGGGCGGGGCCACGCAGACCCCGCCGCAGGACCCGCACAACACGCCCGAAACCGACCCATGGGCCGAAGGCGGCACCACGTTCGGCGCAAGCGACGACTACCCGCCCGCCCAGGACGACCCCGAATTCTAACCGCACCCGCCACACGGAAAGGAACACGCATCATGGCCTCGAAATACACCGACGCGGAACTCAAGGAACTCTACTATCTCGCCCTGTCCGAAGGCCTCGACCAACTCGACCCCGGCGAGAAACGCGCCGTCACCCGCTGGTGCCAACGCACCCACCACCCCCGCCCCGGAATCGAACCCACGGCCACGCCCGCGAGCGCGCCCGCGGATCCCGTCATCGCCGGGGATTCGGGATGGAAGGTGGTCGCCGCCGCGCCCGTGGACTCCGGGCCGCGCGTGGTCGTGGAGCGTCGTGTGGACACGCCGGCTGGCACCTCGTTCGTCGACGCGGCCGAACCCGCGCGGCCTGACCTTGACCCCGAACCTGAACCTGAACCCGCACGACCCGAACCCGCGCCGGTGGACGGCGGGGAGCTGCCGGAGGGGTGCGAGTTCCTGGGCTCGTGGCCCGAGGATGCGGAGGACGGGACGAAGAGGCTGACGCGCTCGCAGCTGATCGCCCGCGTGCTCATGGCGCATCCGGGCATGCCGGCGGTGATCGCGCGCGGCCAGTCGCGCAAGCAGGCGCTCGACATGCGCTCGCGCCTGCACTCCGGCAAGTTCAAGGCGTATCCGGGCGGACGCGCTTGTTGGCGGTGCGGCATCGCCCCCGACCGGGAGCGTGCGGGCCGGTACGTGGTCGTCCTCGAATACCGGACGGACGCGGAGGCGACGCGATGAGCGGCACGGACAACGGGGGACGCGCCCTCGACCTGGTCATCCCCGGCACGCCCATCACCAAGGGATCCGTCACCCCGTACACGGGCGGGCGCGGCAAGGCGCTGAACGTGGACCGTCGGACCGGCGAATGGGAGGAACGGGTGCGTGTGATCGCGCTCGCCGCCCTGCACCGCGCCGGGTTGGAGCCGTATGACTGTCCGGTGGAGATCCGCGGGGAGCTGCGCATGCCGTCCCCGCGCGCGCCCCGGTTCCCGCTGCCGGCCACGCAGGCGGCGAAGCGGGCGGGCGGCGGCGATCTGGACAAGCTGCTGCGCGCCCTGGGCGACGGATTGCAGCGGGTCAACAGCAGGCATCTGGGCAAATGCCGCGACGGGGTGCTCGCGGACGACAGCCGGATCGTGCGCTGGGACGTGGCGAAACTGTACGCCGCGCCCATGCGCCCCGCCGGCGCGTATTTGACCATCATCCCCGTCACCGACCCCGTCCTGTTCGACCTCGACCACATGTGGCGGCCCATGACCCCGGAGGGCGACATGCAGCTTTCGGCCGCGTCCCCCGTGAACGGGGACGGCACGGTCAGCGTCAGCCGTCTCGCCAGCCTCCACCATTTGGACGGAGGCATGCGATGAGACCGATCACGTTGACCCTGACCGCGACGATGCGCGAGATCCTCGCCACGCTCCTCAACCCGTACAGCACGCTCACCGTCGGCTCGAACGATTCGACCGCGTTCCGCCGGCTCGAAGCGCACGGGCTCATCCAACCCGACATGTCCGGCCTGTGGGCGCTCACCGGCCCCGGACGCGCCATCGCCAAGCAACTCAGAAAGGAGCAGGCATGAGCATCGAACTCGTCGCCCGCGCCAAGAAGACCAAGCTCCACGGGGACAGCACCGCCAAACTCCTCCTCATCGTCCTCGCCGACTACGCCAACGACGACGGCATGGCCTGGCCTTCCGTCGCCACCATGGCCCAAGAGGTCGAGAAAAGCGAACGCAGCATCCAACTCCTGCTGCGCAAACTCGAGAAGACCGGGCTGATCCGCAAAGGCGACCAGAAACTCGTCGGCAAATACGCCAAAGGCCGCCGCCCCGTCGTCTACAAGCTCTTCCCCAAGAAAACCAAGAGCGAAAACCCCGACGAAGCGCACCATGACGCGGAAAACAGGGGTGAAACAGACTTCACCCCCGAAACCCGCTTCACCGGTGAAACAGACTTCACCCCACAGGTGAAACCAGCTTCACCCCACGGGCGAAACCCACTTCACCCCACGGGTGAAACCCACTTCGCTTTAGGGGTGAAACCCACTTCACCCAAACCGTCACAGGAACCGTCAATAGAACCGTCAAGGGAGAGTACGCGCGCGAGCCAGACCGAAAACCCGACCAAGACCGACGACCCGCGCACCGGCATCGACGCCAGCGGGTACACGCCCGACACGGACCCCGACGCCACCGCGCTCGCCGCCGAACTCCACCTCGACGTCGAACACGTGTTCGACGACTTCCGGGACTGGGCGCGCGACAAGGGCATGACCAGCGTGGACTGGCCCGCCGCGTTCCGCCGGTGGATGCGCCGCGAGGCCCAGTACCGCGAGCGCGACACCGGCGTGTACGGGGCCCCGGCCACGGACGCCGGCGGCGGCGCGGCGGGGGAGCGGGATGTGCGTTCGCGCGCCCGCCGCATCCTCGACACCAGCACCCGCATCAAAGCCGCGCTCGGCGACCGCCGCCACGCGCCCGAGTGGATCGCCCAGGTCGCCGACATGCTCGCCGACGGCATGGAGCCCGCCCGCATCGTCGAACTCCTGTGCGAGGCGGCCGCGGGCATGCCCCCCGTCGACGACCTCGACACGATCGCATGACCACCCCACGAAAGGAACCACCAATGACCACCACCAATCCGCCCATGCCGAGGCCCGACATGCTCCTGTGGCTCGACCTGGAGGCCACCGGACTCGGCGAAGGCGCGCGCATCCTCGAGACCGGCATGCGATGCACCACCATGGACGCGAGCCGGGAGACCGACCGGCTGTCCGTCGTCCACCACATCGACGGCCGCCAGCTCATCCGCATGGAACTGCCCGCCATGCGCATGCACCTCGACAACGGACTGCTCGCCGAATGCGAGGCCCAAGGCCTCGGCGAGCCTGACGCCGCCGATCTGATCGTCCGCTTCGTGACCGGCCTCGCCGCCCGGTACACGCTCCACCTGGCCGGCACCAACCCCCAGTTCGACCACGTGCGCCTCCTGTCATGGCTCGCCGTCATCGACACCGACATGTACGTCACCGTCGACGACTGCCTCCACTACCGGCGCCTCGACCTCACCGGCCTGCGCCTCGCACTCCAGGCCCGAGGCCACCACCCCTACGCGAGCGGCTACCACGCCCGCCACCGCGTCGACGACTGCCTCGACAGGGACATCCACGACTACCGGCGCTACCTGTCGCTCATCCCACCCGCAAGCCGCCACGACCCCACCGGCACCGACCATGAAACCGAGTAGCCATGCCAGTCCGGATCCTCGGCGAGAAGACCGGCAACTACACGCCCGCCAAACCCGCCACCCATCCCCGCCGCACCGACCCCGCCACACTCCGCCTCATGCTCGCCATGACCGACGACATCAACCGCTACCGGCAAGGCGACCCCCACCGCCAACCACACGAGACCATCAACCACAAGGAGGAAACCGAATGAGCAAGAAGAAGAACCAGAAGAACCGTTGGAACGGCAGGCAGGAACCGCCCGCCGGATTCAAACCGGGCAGCGACATGCCCATCGCGCTGCTCGCGGACGGGCACATGCTCGACCTGTCCCACCCCGACGCCTTCAACCTCGTGGTCAACTTCCTGCCGCCGGGGGCGCTCGGATGCGTCACCGTCGCCTGCCTCCAGATGCGCCCCGGGGAAGGCAACGCGTTCTGCTGCGTGAGCGAGGACATCGACGAGAAAAGCCGCGTCAAATTCGCCGGATTCCTCGAAACCATCGCCAAAGGCCTACGCCACGCGAAACCCGGCGACATCGTCATCGAGGAAACCCCCCGCGCCGAGGAGGACGACGAATGAGCAGCGCGAGGATCTACACGCAGGCCGACCTCGCGGAAGCGCTCCGCCACTGGGCGGACCACGTCACGCTCGCCGCCATCGAAGACACCCCGCCCGAAGCGTGCGCCCGCTACGTGTACGAACACTACGGGCTCGAAACCGACACCACCTTCCTCGACGAACCGGCGCACACGGAACCCGGCCTGTGCGCCCGATGCGGCGACTACGACCCGAAACTCACAGGCGGACTATGCCCCGTATGCCAGGAGACCGGAGGCCGACGGTGAACGTATGGGACCTAATCTGCCTGCTCCTCGCGGTCGCCGTATTCCAATCGACGCTCATGGTCTCCACCGTCGTGTGCATGACCGCCCTCCACCGCGTGTTCGACTGGAACCCGTTCACCACCCGCCGCACACGCGCCGGCAACGAGGGAGAAAAAAGGGAGACCCAGAAGGGAGAAAGTGGGAGAAACCAATGAGCACCGACGTTGACGACATCCGCGAATACCTGAAACGAAGCATCCACCGGATGAGCCTCGTCATCCTCGACGCGGACGACTACACGCCATTGATGAGGTCGGCCCAGGCGAAACGGGACGCATACAGGAACGTCCTCAACTACATCGACAAGAAGCAAAGGAGAACACAATGAACACCGACATCAACGAACTCGTCAAGACCGCGCTCGCCGCCGGCGCGACCCTCACCATCAACCTCACCATCATGCCCGACGGCCAGACCACGGACGACGCCGCGGGCGGGACGGGAGCATCGGCGAGCGCCGGCGGCGAGATGCGCGGCCTGCCGGACAAGCCGGGCCTGTGGCGGGATCGCGAGGGCGACATATGGCTCGTGGCCACGCTTGACGGGCGGCTCGTGCCGTGGCTCATGCGCGCCGGCGGCGCGTGGGACATGCCGCAGACCGCGTGGGACATGGACGACCCCGATTTCGCGCGTACCGCGCCGTTCACGCGCATCCACATGGAAGGAGACAACGAATGAGCATCCGCCACCCGTTCAAGGACTGGAGCGTCGAAAGCACGATCGGCCTCTTGGCCATCATCATCACGATCACGCTCGTCACGGGCGTCGTCGGCATCATCGGCGTCGCGTTCACCACCCTGACCACGCCCGAACCAGCGCAGACCGTCACGCAGGAACGCATCGTGACCGGCGACGTCAAACGACTCTGCCTCGTCATCAAGACCGGAGACCACGTCGACGCCGTCAGCTGCCAGCTCATCGACGACATCACCGGAGGCATGGAATGAGCATGGACCCCGCGCTGGAGGAATACATCGAACTATGCCGCGCATCCGGCCACCACGCACGGTTCGCCTGCGAGCGCTGCCACCGTCGTTTCCCGTGGCTGTGCCGTGACGGCCTGTGCCGCCGCTGCCACCGTCTGGTCCTCGCCGAGGGGCTGGTGTCGGGCGGCACCGTCAAGACGCTCAGGGACGCGGAGCCGCCCATCAGTGTGCGTGGTATGAGCGAGTACTGCGGCAACGGGCACAAGTGGACGCCCAAGACCACGCGGTGGCGCTACCGGGATCGTGGTGGCCGGCACGGGCGCGGCTGGGAGCGCGACTGCCTCCTGTGCAAGGACATGGCCGACAAGGCCCGCATGCACAAACCCGGCAGGCGTGGCAGCAACGTCATGGTCAACGTCACCAAAAACGGTACCGGATGGATCAGCGGCCACTCCGGAGGAAAGGACTACTCATGACCGCCATCGCCTACATCCACAGGCTCCCGACATCCTACAGCGAGCGCAACGTGCGCTGTCCCGAGTGCGGGCGCATCAACAGCGTTCCCACCAACCGCATCGGCACGGGCTGGACGAAACGCTGCTGGGGTTGTGGCACACCATTCCGCGTCGAATACAAGGAGGACGACCAATGACACTCACTTTCGAACCGGACTATTGGGCGATGGCCCGCGAATGGCATTGCCCGCAATGCGGCAGGCCACTGCGCATGACGCACACCCGGCAGAACCACACCGGCCGCGACAGCTACCGGATCCGCTGCACGGACCCGCGCCACTACCTCGGCCCATGGAAAGCCACGGAGCAGGCCGCCTACATGGCGGCGAAGGCGCAATTGGACGGGGAGACGGCATGAACGCGGTTACGCGCTCGCTGATCCTGCGCAAGCACGCGCAAGGCTATAGCGCCACCGAGATCGCCCATGCCACGCGCCTGCCGCTCGACGAGGTGCGCGCCGTGATCGCCGCGGGCGACGGCCGGCCGCGTCCCGCCCGCACGGTCGAGTCCATCCCGCCGCCCCTGTTCGACGACCAGTAAGGCAAAAGAAGGAAAACAAGCGAATCGTTGGAACCACGCCGTTCCCGCCACCATACGGGACGACACGGATCCAACGAGGCAAATAACAACGTATCAAAACGTATCAAAACGTATCAACGCATCAAAAGCGAAACCCCCCACCCCCGGACGGGAGTGAAGGGCGTGCCCTGAACAAGCATCTATAGTACACCTGTTCGACCGGAGGGTTTCGCCTTGACCACCACACCCACCCAACAACTCACCGACCAGCTCACCCGACTACGCGACCTCCGGCAACCCCTCGACCAACTCGCCACCAAAACCATCCACATCGGCGACCACACCAACAGCGGACACACGACAGCGGCGAGCGCGCCCCTGCCCATCAACCTCGGCGCCTTCCAACTCGTCCAGGACATCGACGCCTACACACGCCGGCTCGTCCACCTGCTCCACCTGCACCCCACACGCGACATGGACGGCCACGACCTCATCAAAGGCGCGCTCGCCAACCGCACACGCCTGGACATGCTCGACTCCGACACGTTGACCGCGCTCGCCGGCGGGGCGCGTGATCTTGTGGGGCGGGCGCGGCTGTTGTTGTATCCGCCGGAGGGGACGCGCATGGTCGGCTGGTGCCCGCGGTGCGTGCGCGAGCTGCGCTGCGACGAACAGGAGATCGCGGGCGGCTGGGTGCCGTGCCCCGGATGCGGCGGGACGTGGCGCATCAAGGATCTGCATACGCTGGCCATGCAGCGGTTGCATGCGCGGGGTGTGAAGGGCACGCCCGCCCAGTTGTCCCGGCTGTTGAAGCCGTGGGGGATCGACATCAAGGCGGCGACGATCCGGCAATGGGTCAGGCGCGGCGTCATCACACCGGTCACGCGGGATGGGGGAGCGCCCGTCATCCTCGTCTGGGATGTGTGGGCCGCGCATACGCGCCTCGCCGGATACGAGCGCGCGCGACGCAGGCGGACTTGACAAAACCCGACTGTCACGCAATCATTGCCTATAGTGGTCATTTCCATGCCATGGCATCGGGGATGACGCAGGCGGCCATCGTGCGGGTTTTCTCCGATGCGGTGGCCGCGCGCATATGGGAGGCTCCCCGATCGGGCGGCGCCGGGTCCACACCGGCGTCGAATCATGTCCTCCCGCCAATGGCTTGCGTGCCTGAGGGGACGAAAGGGCCATCGCCGCGAGGCGAGGGAGCGGTACCGCAAATAGACCGGTGAGGTCGGGCCGCCGCGGATTCGAATCCCGCCCAAGCCACCATGCGCCGCGCCGCCGCTTTCGGTTGGCGCTGACGGCGACGCGACGCACCGCAATCGTTATGATTGGCGTATGCCAACCGACAACAAGCATGAAAGCCGACTGCGCGCGGCGAGACAACGCGCCTTCGACTACGTATCCGAACAGATGGAGCGCATCGACGCCTGTCCCGTGTGTCATGGGAACGACTGGGCCATACCGGACTCCACGTATGTGCTCAGGGAGGTCACGGCCGACGGGTACACGGAGAACGTGTTTCCTCTCGTGCTCGCCACCTGCCGTTCATGCGGATACGTGCTGCTGTTCAACGCGTCCATGGCGGGCACCGTCGACGACTGGCATTTCGACAAGGACGCCCGGGATGCCGTCGACTAGAAGAATCTCCCAATACAGGACGAACGTCATCCTGCCGGACAATGAGGAGGCGACGCCCATGCGAGTCATCGACCTCGACCATCTCAGAAGGGATATCCGGCAGATTCCCGACGGGCAAGGCAAATTCGACAACGCGTTCTGGGGGTTCACGGGCCTCGGCGCGCCACTCGTCCTCCAGGACATCCCCGCGATCATCCACGGAGGCCATGCCGGCTTGGACCTGTACGTCGGCATCCTGTGCGTGTGCGTGGCGGTCGTCTTCGCGCTCTTCGGACGGAAGGCGAAAAAAGACCGTGACGCCGCGATCGGGAGGATCGTGCAGAACATCGAGGACTTCAGCAACGGCGCGCTCGACAGCGACCCGGAACCCGCCGCTTCCCCGAACGATTACAGGACGCCATTCTGACACGGATCAGCGGCAAAACCCACTGACCCCACATCCAACGCCCCGCCAGCGTGCGGGGCCTACCCATATCCACGGGAAGGAACGCCATGGACGGACCGACGTTGGATCTGCTCGTCTGCGACCGGCATCACACCATGCTCGCGGAGATGGACGGATTGCCCGTGCCCATGCGCGCCAGCCCGGACGGACACCCCATCGTCCAGAACCTCACCCCCGTCATGCGGCACGCATGCGACGCGTTCATGAAAGCATGGGAGGAGGCGTGCAGTGAGCGGCCGCCACGGCAACCCCAGACGAGGCAAGGGCAAGGCCTACAGGCGTGACCAGCTATGCCGGCGCGTGTACGCCCACTACGACACCTGCTACATCTGCGGCCGCCCCGTCGACAAGACACTCCCATGGCCCGACCCATGGAGCAAGACCGTCGACGAGACCATACCCGTCGCACGAGGCGGCAGCGCACTCGACTGGGACAACGTCAACCTCGCCCACAACTGGTGCAACCGCATCAAAGGAACCCACACGCTCGCATGGGCTCGCCGCGAGGTCGCACGACTCCTCAACGCCGACACGGCGAACACGAACCACACCACGGAACCGCGCATGAAGGCCACATCGATGCCATTGACGACAAGCGGCGACTGGTAGACCCACGGGGAGGCACCCGGCCCCGGCCGTCCATCCGACCCTCGGGCGCAGTCAGAATCTCTCCCCACGATTCGTAACCGTTAACCGTTAACAGCGCCGCCGGCCGTTAACGCCCGTTCCCGGAGGAGGCCGCCATGCCCGTGAGGACCTGCGCGCACTGCGGCAAGCCCCTCGACCCGAACCAGTCCGCGAAGGCGAAGTACTGCTCCGCGTCCTGCCGCGTGCTCGCCTGCCGCGAACGCAGAAAACACGGCACGCCCCCGAAACGGAAGCCGGAACCCAAGCCGGAGCCGGCACCCCAGCTCAACAGCCGCGACTTCGACCGGATGATGGACGGCAGTATCGAGGACGACCTGCGCCACGCGCGCGACCGGCTGAAGCAATACCTGGACGATCCGGCGACCCCGGCGAACGCGATATCGAACATCGTCGCCCGCTACGTCGCCGTGTGCGAGAAGCTCCACGACATGGCCGGCGGCGACGACCTGCTCGCCGACCTGACCGACGACACAAGCGAGGTGAACGCGGATGCCGGAACGTCGATTGTCTGAGATCGCCCAGCACCTCAACCAGCCGAGCGGCATCGTCTCCAGCGACTTCACCCGGTTGAACCGCGTCGCCCTCAAGGCCGGCATCCACTACGACCTGTGGCAGCAGGGACTGCTCTACCTCCTGTTCGCCCGCCGCCAGGATGGCAGATACGCGTGCGGCGAGGGCGGCACCGTCGTCAGCTCATGCCGCCAGATCGGCAAGACGTTCACGCTCGGCACCGCCATGTTCCTCACCTGCATCCTCAAGCCCGGACTCAAGGTCATCTGGACCGCCCACCACACGAGGACCAGCGACGAGACGTTCGCCGACCTGTGCGACCTCGCCAAGAACAAGCTCCTCGGCCGCCGCGTCGAACGCATCCGCCGCGCCAACGGCCAGCAGGAGATCACGTTCCGCAACCACAGCCGCATCATGTTCGGCGCCCGCGAGAACGGCTTCGGCCGAGGCCTCCACAGCGTGGACGTGGAAATCTTCGACGAGGCCCAGATCCTCACCGTCCGCGCCCTCGACAACATGCTCCCCATCGTCAACACATCACCCGACCCGCTCGTCGTGTTCCTCGGCAACCCGCCCAAACCCGGCGACCAAAGCGAAGTGTTCGAGGAGAAACGCCGCGCCGCGCTCGCCGGCACGGACGGCATGGTGTACGTCGAGCTCGCCGCCGACAGGGACGCCGACCCCGACGACCGCGGCCAATGGGCGAAGGCGAACCCGTCGTATCCGAAACGCACGAGCGAGACCGCCATATTGAGGATGCGCAACCTCATGGCCGAAGACAGCTTCCGCCGCGAGGCGCTGGGCATCTGGGACGAGACCGCGGCCCACCGGGCCATCGACCCCACGCAATGGGAGCAGGCCGCCGTCGACGCGGAACACGTCGACAAGACCGGGCTCGTCGGCTACGCGCTCGACATGAGCCCCGACCGGTCGACGCTCGCCATCGGCGGCGCCATCCGCCACCCCGACGGAGGCATCCACGTCGAACTACGCGAGTTCAAGGCCACCAAGCAGGCCGGCAGCATGTGGGCCGTCGACTACATCGCCGACCACTGGCCCAAGACCGCGAGCGTCGTCATCGACGGCCAAAGCCCCGCCATGGCGTTGCTCGCCGACCTCAAGGCCCGCCACGTGCGCCCCATCGTCACCAACGCCAGCGACATGGGCCGCGCCTGCGGCCTGTTCCTCGACCTGCTGCGCGACCACAAGCTCACCCACCTGCCCGACAAGGACGCGCCCGCCCTCGCCCAGGCCGTCGCGAACGCCACCACCCGCAACATCGGCCAATCCGGCGCGGTCGGCTGGAACAAGATGGGCGGCGACATCGACATCAGCCCCCTCGTCGCCGTCACGCTCGCCGCCTACGGCACCACCATCACCAAACGCAACCCCAACAGGAGACAGGAGATGATGATCTGATGGCCAGCGACGAAATCGTGGCCGCCGCCGGCGGCAAACCGTTCCTCGCCTCGAACACGCTGCCCACGGCGCGCTCCATCGCGTCCGTGGACGAATCGGATTGGGACGTCGTCGAAGACCTGCTCAAAACATGGCGCGACAAGATGGGCGGCAACGTGCTGCGCGGCCTCTACTATTCCGCCCACGAGAACCTGAGGAACTTCGGCATCGCGATCCCCGAGAACATCAGCCGCGGATACTGGGCCCCGGTCGGGTGGCCGGCCAAGGCGGTACGCTCCCTCGCCGACCTGAGCGCCTTCGAGGGGTTCAGCGTCGACGGCGGCACGTCGGACGGATTGGCGTCGGACGTGGCCGCCCTGTTCGAAGCGAACTCGCTCGACTCGATGGTCTCCCAGACCATCGTGAGCGCGTACACGCACTCGTGCGCGTTCCTGACCGTCAGCATCGGCGACGACGGGCGCGCCAAGATCACGCCCCGCTCCGCCGACTGGTCGTCGGCCATCTGGGACACGTACAACAACCAGATCAACAGCGCCATGACCATCACCGACGCCGACCGGGACGGCACCATCACCGGGTTCAACGTATGGCTGCCCGACAAGGTGTACATCTGCCGCAAAAAGGCTGCCGGCTGGCGGGCGGAACCCCAGATTACGAACTACGGGCGGCCCAGCGTGGTCGCGTTCTCCTACGACCCGCAGCTCAACAGGCCGTTCGGCCGGAGCCGCATCAGCCGGCCCGTGATGAGCCTGACCGACGCCGCGTTCCGCACCATCCTGCGCATGGAGGGCAACGCCGAATTCTACGCCGCACCCAAACTCTGGTTCCTCGGATTGGACCGGGACGCGCTCGGCAAGGACGTGTGGAAAAGCCTCATATCGTCCATCAACGCGGTGTCCCGCGACGTCGACGACCAGATACCCGAACTCAAGCAGGTGTCCCAGGCGTCGATGCAACCCCACTCCGACATGCTCAAGACCCTCGCCATGATGGTCGCCTCCGAAACGAACCTGCCCGTCAACGACCTCGGCATCACCATGGACAACCCCGCCAGCGCGGAGGCCATGGCCGCCGCCGAACGCAAACTCTCGCGCGAGGCCGACCGGCAGAACCGCCTCTTCTCCCGCGCCCTCAAGGACGTGGCCGGCATGGCCCTCGACCTCGACGACGAGACCATGGCCCGCGTCACGCCCGTCTGGGCGCCCACCCGCGAAGTGTCGGACGCGGCGCGCGCCGACTACTACGCGAAGGTCGCCGGCGTCAACCAGGACTTCGCCGACAGCGACATCGGCCTCATGAAGGCCGGTCTCACGTTCGGCGAGATCCGATCCTTCCGCGCCTACCAGCAAAGGAAACGCGCGCAGGACCATATCGACCAGATCCGGCAGCAGGTAGCCGCAAACAGGCAGGAGGGTCCCGATGGCCAGTCCGAATCTCCCGCCGCTGTCGGACGACAAGCGCCGGGAACTGGAAGCGACGCTGGGACAACTGACCAAGGGCTATCAGGATGACCTCGAAGCGCTCGCCGACGCGGCCTCGTCCGCCATCGAACATGAGCACGGCCGCCCGGACCCGGACCTGACCGGCATCATGCGCGACTACGCGCGCGACGCCAGCCAGTACGCGAACAACTACTACGCCAACGTGCGCAAGGCCTACGAGGACGCGTACGGGTACACGTTCGAGGACTACGCGACCGGCGACGTCTACGACCCCGACCATACGCTCTACCGGATGGTCGGCGGCTTCAACGGCAACGACTACAACGGCCTGAACTACACGCAGCTCAAAAACGGGCAGTCCCGCGCCGGACTGACCGTGGACGACCTGTGGCCGAGCCTTAAAAACGTGGACGACGCGATGCAGTGGGCCGCGGACATGGTGCACGCCTCCGCCCGCTACACCATGGAATACAACCTCGCCCACGACCCGACCGGACCACGCTGGGCGCGAGCCACCGGAGGCGCGAAACCATGCGCGTTCTGCGTCATGCTCGCCGGACGCGGCTTCGTCTACCACAGCAAGGACAAGGCGATCTTCGGCGGGAAACTGCATGACGGACGATGCCATTGCACGGCGATCCCCGGATGGAGGGGCGATGTACTCACGCCGTCGCAGCAGCGATGTCGCGACATGTATAGGGCCGGGGTGAAGAAGACCGGAGGATCCACCGACGAGAACGCCGTCACCGTGGCCATGAACCACCTCTTTCCCGACGAACTCAGCGGAGGCGTCTATGACCTGTCCGCCGAATGGCCCGACGATGTCCGCAACATCAGCAGTCGAATCTGGACGCACATCCTCGAAGGAGACCCCAACGGCAACGGAGGACACGCATCATGGTCGAAGAATCCCGGAAAAACGAAATTCCCCGACGACTGGGATGAAAAGAAGATAAAATGGGCCGTAAAAGAAACCATAGTTGATCCTGATGAGGATAAAGACGGCCAACGTCCAAATAACCGTGAAATGGTGAAGGACATCGAAGGCGTAAGGATTCTTGTCAGATTGACTAAAAAGAAGAACGGGTGGCGCGTTAATACAGCATTCCCGGATGCCAAGGACAAGAAAGGATTGAATACCTGAAAATGCCAACACAGGAACAATATCAGTCCATGTGCCGTGTTTTGTCGCCTATCGTTCATTCATCCATGAAGGAACAGCATTGGGAAAGCGCAAACGCATGTTTCCGTGCCGGAGAATACTACGAGTGCATGCTGGATCTTCTCTGGGTCGCGATCGCTATTAATTCACCACGCGATACGGTGATGGACGCTTTTTCCCTTGTGCTTGACGAAGACAAAGAGCAGTTTCGCCAACCACTGAAAGAACACGCCTACGCATAAAGGTGAACACAATTCCCCAACCACCCGCACGGGTGGTTTTTTTATGCCCGAAACGGGCCCCACATCAACATCCATAGGAGGAAACACATGGCCGAGGAAGCCAACACCGCCGACCAGTCGCAGGACGCGGGCAAGCCGCACGGCGAATCCACGCCCACGGATTGGGAGGCGAAATACCGCGAGGTGCTATCCCACTCGCGCGAGTGGGAGAAACGCGCCAAGGACAACAAGGCCGCGGCCGACGAGCTGCAACAGCTCAAGGAATCGCAGATGAGCGAACAACAGAAGGCCGAAGCCAAGACCGCCAGGCTCCAGAAGGAGCTCGACCAGCTCAAGGCCGAGAAACAGGCCAACGAATGGCGCTCGCAGGTCGCCGCCGAAACCGGGTTGCCGTCGAACCTCATCGTCGGTGATTCGCTCGAAGCGATGCAGGAGCATGCGAAGGCCATCGGCGAGTACGTGGCCTCGCAGTCCGGTCGTAGGCTCCCGCAGGTGTCCGATCCCGGCAGGCAGCCGAACCGTGCGCCGAGCGACCTGCAGCAGTTCGCGTCCAGCGTGTTCTCCAACTGACCATCATCCACATACCATCCACCAACCCCGTAAGGAGACCATATCATGGCTATTTTCGGTACCGGCGGCATCAAGGCGATGCCGACCCAGATCGCGGACGGCATCGTCGACCAGGTGCAGTCCGGCAGCGCCATCGGCGTGCTCTCGCAGCAGAAGGCGATGCGTTTCGGCGAGACCAGCATCGTCACGTTCGAGAACCGCCCCCGCGCCGAGTTCGTCGACGAGGGCGCGCAGAAGTCCTCGACCACCGGCACGTTCGGCGTGGTCAAGACCGTGCCCCACAAGACGCAGGTCACCATGCGCTTCGACCAGGAGGTGCAGTGGGCCGACTCCGACTACCAGCTCGGCATCATCAACAAGCTCGCCACCGAAGGCGCGAAGGCGTTGTCCCGCGCGCTCGACCTCGGCGTGTTCTACCGTCTCAACCCGCTGACCGGTAAGCCGGTCACCGCGTGGACGAACTATCTGGACGCGACCACCAAGCGCGTGACGCGCACCGCCAGCCCTGACGTGGACGTGGAGCAGGCCATCGGCCTGATTCTCAACGACAAGGAAGGCTGGGACGTCAACGGCATCGCCATGAGCCGCGAATTCGCGTTCAGCCTCGCCACCCTCAAGGACACGCAGAAGCGCCCGCTCTATCCGGAGCTCGGCTACGGCGTGACCATGAACAGCTTCAAGGGCATCCCCGCCTCGGTGACCACCACCGTCAACGCGCCCGAGTTCACCGCCCCGGCCGAGGGCGAGAACTACACGGTGCCGAAGGTCGGCGCCATCGTCGGCGATTGGAAGAACGGCATCTACTGGGGCGTGCAGCGCAACCTGCCGCTCGAGACCATCACCTACGGCGACCCGGACGGACAGGGCGACCTGCGCCGCAACAACCAGATCGCCCTCCGCTTGGAGATCCTGTACGCCTGGTACGTCTTCACCGACCGCTTCGCCGTGGTCGAGGGCGACGCGCCCACCGGCAAGGCGGGCAAGTGATGGGTCAGGCAGTCGAATTCCACCACCTGGCAAGCGGCGTCACGAACGACGCGCACCAGGCGGTCATCGAGACGCAGTTCCTCGACGCGGACGGCAATCCCATCGACATCGCCGGCGGTTCCACGCCGGCGGCCGGTTCCATCACCTCGGACATGCTCGCCGCGGGCGCGGTGAACACGGCCGCGATCGCCGACGGCGCGGTCACGGCGGCGAAGCTCGCGAAGGGCGTGGTCCCGGCCGCGTACACGCTGCCGGCCGCCACGGGCGCCGCGCTGGGCGGCGTGAAGCAGGGCGTGGCCGTGCCGAACGTGGCCGCGGACGCGGACGCGGCGGCGCTGGCGTCCGCGTTCAACGGGCTGCTCACCCAGTTGCGTGCGGTCGGCGTGATCGCCCCCAAGTAAGGGAGGCAAGCCATGACGGACGACAATCCCACGCCGGCCCCGCCGTTCGCGCTCGTCTCCGACCTCGAATCCCGGTGGCGCACGCTGTCCGGGGGCGAGCGTGTGACGGCGGGCGTGCTCATCGGGGACGCGTCGGACAAGATCATGACCGACTGCCCTCTGTGGGCGCAGGCGTCCCCGGCGACGTTGAGGCGCGTCACCTGCCAGATGGTCAAACGCGCCATGCTCAACGCCGACCAGGCGGGCGTGTCCCAGGGCACGCAGACCGCGAACGGGTTCAGCGAATCGCTCAGCTACTCGAACCCGGATGGGGACCTGTATCTGACGAAGTCGGAGAAGCGTTCGCTCGGCGTGGGCGTGCAGCGCATGTGGAGCATCGACATGGCCAGCGGGGAGGCGAGCGTATGACGCGCATGCACGGGGAGACCGTCACCGTCACGTACCGCGTCGACACCGGCGAGCGGGACGGGGGCAACAATCCCGTCTGGCGGGAGGAGACCGAACGCGTCGATGATGTGCTCGTCAAACCGGGCGCCGACTCGAACGCGTCGGACTCCACACGCCCCGAAGGCGTGACCGTCGCGCTCACGTGCGCGTTCCCCCGCGCATGGCCGTACCGGCCACTCAGGGGTGCGATCGTCACCGTGCGCGGCCACGACTACCAGGTGGTCGGCGACCCGCTGCCCGCCGACGGCGGGCTCACGCCCACCCGGTGGAACCTGCTCGCCGAACTCACCGACACCAGGGGGTGATCATGTCCGGAACGGTGAAACTCAACCTCGGCCAGTTCACGGCGATGCGCCGCGACGCGCGCACCCTGGGCGCCATCAACGCGGAGGCAGACCGTCTTGCCGCCCGCGCCAACTCCATGGGCGCGGACACGCACGCGGGCACGCCCGTCTACGAGGCCGCGCGCGCCATCCCCTCCCGGGTGGGCGCGGTCGCGCTCGTCTCGACCGCGAACACCGCCGCACGCGTCGACAACGCCGCCCACAACACGCTCGCCAAGGCGCTCGGCACAGGAGGCGGCTGATGGAACCCGTGGAGAAGACCGTCATCGACTGGCTGAACGCCGACCCGGAACTCAAGGACTGGCCCGCGTCGATGGACGTGCCCGCCGCCTCGACCGCCGCCCGCCCCACCCGGTTCATCACCGTCGAACGCACCGGCGGCACGGAGGAATGGTTCCGCAGCCTCCCCCTCGTCGCCGTCCAAGTATGGGGCACCTCATCCTACGAGGTCGCCGACACGGCCACACGCCTCGTCCTGCCCCGCCTCAAACGGCTCGTCGAACTCGACCCGGTCGCCGACGTGGACGTGACAGGCATGACCCATTTCCCCGCCCCCGACGGACGGCCCCGCTACCAGATACTCATCCAACCCACCATCAAGGTGAACCTGTAAGGAAGGAAACCCATCATGGCCGAAACGAACGACGCGACCAACGTCAGCCTCGGCAAGTTCAAGATCGGCGGATACGCGTACTGGGCGCCGTCGACCGCACCCCTGCCCACGGACGCGACCACCCCGCTGCCCGCCGACTACAAGCTGCTCGGCTATTTGAACGAGGACGGCGTCACCCTGTCCACCGACACCGACAACACCGAAGTCAAGGACGCGAACGGCAGCACCGTCCTCAAGGTCATCAGCAGCTACGCGGAATCCGCCCAATTCGTGCTCCTCGAAGTACTCCGCGCCGAAGCCGCCAAACTCCGCTACAACACGGACAACGTCGACGGCGCGGACAAGCAGATGACCATCAAGCACTCCATGCCGTCCGACGAGACGTTCCGCCTCGTGTTCGAACTCGTCAAGACCGGCGGCGTGCTCGACCGCTTCGTGGCCGGCCTCGCCTCCCGCGCCGAATTCGGCGACCGCCAGGAACACGCCGGCGACGCATCCGCCTACGACGTGACCTGCGCGCTCAACGACATGGGCGACGGCGTCACCAGCATCGAATACATCTCGAAGCCCGCCACCGGCGACACCACCGGCGACGGCAAGGAGGGCCAGCAGTGAGCACGCCGAAGCAACCGCAGGACCACAAGCCCAAGAAAGGGCCCCGCACCGTCACCGTGCAGGACGTGACCGTCACCGTCGACCCCGACGTGTTCGACGACCTCGACGTCCTCGAAATGCTCTACCGCATCCAATCCGCCGACGAGGACGGCGGCGACGATTCGGACGCGCTCGCCATCGTCCCGTTCCTCATGCGGATCCTCGGCCCCTCGTACAAGCCGGCCAAGGACGCGCTGCGCGACCCGGACACGGGCCGCATCCCCCTGGAGAAGGTGGGCGCGTTCCTCGGCGACCTCATGGGCAAGCTCGCCCCAAACTCCTGACGCTCGTACACCTGCTGCACGAATGCCCCGACGCGCTCGGGGCGGACATGCGGCGCGTGTACGGGCTCGACCCCGCAACCCTATGGGCGGGCGGCATACGCCCCCTCGACTACGCGGACCTCGCGGCGAACCTGCCCGACGGAAGCATGGTGTGGCGGCGGCTCGACTCGCCGCGCGCCTGGACGACCGCCGAATACCTGCTCGCCGCGCAGGTCGACCAGCTCAACCTGTGGATGTGGGCCAACAACGACCCACGCAAACGCGGCGACAGGCCCGACCCCCTGCCCCGCCCCGGCACCGCCGCACGCCGCGACGCCGCGACGCATGAACCCCGCGACCGCGACGCGGACGGCAGACCGACGCGCACGATACGCCCCGAACCGATGACCGTGGCCGAATTCGAACGGTTCCGCGCCCAACGCTTCGAGGACGTGACCGCGCGAGCCTACCGTCCCCACCCCGCCGGCGACGGCGAATAACCGAAGAGAGGAGCCGACATGGCCTACCAGCTCGCCCAGGCATACGTGCAGATCGTCCCCTCGATGAAGGGCGTCGGCAAGGCCATCGAAAGCGCGTTCGCCGGCCCCGCCAAAAGCACCGGCCAGAAGGCCGGCGACGAGGCTGGCGGCGGCTTCTCCGCCGGCTTCGGCTCCAAGATCAGCTCCGGCCTGGGCACGAAGCTCGGCGTGGTCGCCGGCATCGCCCAATCCGTCGCCTCCACCGCGCTCGACGCGTTCGCCGGCCTCAGCTCCCAGATCGTCGAAGCATCCGACTCGGCGCAGAAGTTCGCCAGCACGCTCGACTTCGCCGGCGTAAGCACCGCGGAAATCAAGAAGCTCACCGCCTCCACGCAGGAATACGCCGACAAGACCGTGTTCGGCCTCGCCGACATCCGCAACACCACCGCCCAACTGGCCGCCAACGGCGTACCCAACTACGACAAGCTCGCCGAAGCGGCCGGCAACCTCACCGCCGTCGCCGGCGGCGGCTCCAACGAATTCAAAAGCGTCGCCATGGCGTTGACGCAGACCGCCGGCGCCGGCAAACTCACCACCGAGAACTGGAACCAGCTCACCGACGCCATCCCCGGCGCGGCCGGACGCCTCCAGGACGCCATGAAGAACGCGGGCGCCTACACCGGCGACTTCCGCGACGCCATGGCCAAAGGCGAGATCACCGCCCAGGAATTCAACGACGCGCTCCTCCAACTCGGCATGAGCGACGTCGCCAAGAACGCGGCCACGTCCGCCACCACCATCGAAGGCGCCACCGGCAACCTCGAAGCCGCCGCCGTCAAACTCGGCAGCACGTTCCTCGACTTCCTCAAACCCGCCATCACCGGCACCATGGGCGCGGCCGCCGACGCGCTGACCTCGGCGACCGACGCGATGGCCGGGGCGCTCCCGTCCATCGGCAACGCCGCGCGGAACATCGGCGACAGCTTCCTGAGCGAGTTCAAGGACGCGTTCAGCCCGGACGGCCTCATGCAGGCGTTCACGGACGCGTTCGCCCCGTTGCGGAACGCGTGGAGCATCATCCAGCCGCTCCTTCCCGACATCGCCGGCAACCTCGGCGAATACTACGGGAACCTCGCCTCCGGATTCTCGGACGCGTTCGGCGGCATCGTGTCCGCCGTGTCCGACATCGTCGGCGCCATCGCCCCGTTCGCCGCCCAGTTCGTGGACATGTGGACGGGAGTGGCCGCGTCGGTCAGCCCCGCGTTCGCCACGATCGGCAAACTGTTCGGCGACGTGTTCTCCCAGATCGGCGACACAGTGTCCGGCCTCGTCAGCGAGGTCGGCCCGCCGGTCATGCAGTTCGTCAACCAGCTGGCCGGCGTCATCCAGGCGAACATGCCGACCATCCAGAGCATCATCGGACAGGTCGCCGACACGGTGCGAGGCCTCCTGCCGACCATCCAGCAGCTGGCCGACATGTTCGTGTCCACGATACTGCCCGCCGTCACGCCCCTGTTCGACGCGGTCTCCCAGTTCGTCTCCTCGGTGCTGCCCCCGCTGCTCTCCGCCATCCAGCAGATACTGCCCATCGTCACGAGCGTCGCCCAGACCATCATGACGAACATGATGCCCGTCATCCAAGGCGTCATGACCACCATCAACGGCATCATCACCGTCCTCACCGGCGTCATCACGTTCATCACCGGCGTGTTCACCGGCAATTGGGGCATGGCATGGCAAGGCATCCAGACCGTGTTCTCCGGCATCTGGGAGTACATCAAGGGCATCGCCTCCACCGCCGTCGCCTACGTCACCGGAGCCATCGACAGCGGCGTCGCCGTCCTGTCCGGCGCATGGAACGCCGCATGGACCGCCATCGGCACGTTCTTCTCCGGCATCTGGGACGGCATCAAATCCGCCGCCTCCACCGGCATCGACAACGTGGTAAACACCGTGTCCGGCATCAAGGACAAGATCACCGGATTCTTCTCCGGCGCCGGCACCTGGCTGAAAGACGCGGGCGCCGCCATCATCAAGGGCCTCGCCGACGGCATCACCAGCATGGCCGGCAAGGCCGGGGACGCGGTCAAGGGCGTGCTCGACAAGATCGCCTCGTTCATCCCGCACTCGCCCGCCAAACAGGGCCCGTTCTCCGGACACGGCTGGACACCCTACTCGGGCCGCGCCATCGTCACCGGCCTCGCCGAAGGCATCACCGCCGCCACACCCACCGCGCTCGACGCGATCGGCGGCAGCATGGCCGCCATCAACGCCCGCCTCACACCCACGCCCACCGACTACTCGCTCACAGGCGGCATGACCGGCGGCGCCGACGGCCTCCGCAACACCGCCATCCAACCCCGCAACACCAACGTGCAGGTCAGCATCGACGCGTCGGGCACCGACCCGGACGTGCTGTTCGCCATGTTCGGCGCGCGCACCGAGGCCGCCGTCAACGCGTGGGGCTGACCCCGGAACCATGGGAAGGAGATGACACGTGCGCATCGACATCACCGCCGACGGCGTCGAACCGCTCGTCCTGACGGCCACGCGCACCGGCGACCGCGGCAACATATGGCTCGTCCAGGACGGTCTCGACGGCTGGTACGGCACCCCCAAACCCAACGAGAGCGCCACCAGCGTCCCCCAACGCGACGGCGGCTACTGGCCCAGCCGCCTCACCAGCGCCAGCCGCACGCTCACCGTCAAGGGGGCCGCCGCCGGCCTGAGCGCCGTCGAGACCGCGCATCTCCGGGACCGCGTGTGCGCGCTCGCCTGCCTGCCGTTGACGGTCACGGTGCACGACGCGGCCGGCGCGCGTTCGGTCACGGGCTTCCTCGCGGACGACCCGGAGCCGAGCATGTTCGCCACGGAGCACGCGTTCCGGTTCACGCTCGTCATCAGCTGCCCGGACCCGTTCAAGTACGGGCGGCCGGTCGTGTGGCGCCAGTACAAGGCGGGGCTCATCCACGTGGCGAACGCGGGCAACGCGCCCTCATGGCCGCTGCTGCGCTCGACGGGGGCGACGAGCTTCGACATCACGTTCCAGGGCAGGCGCGTCTCGTGGAAGGGCGCGGCCGCCCCCTTGGAACTGGACTTCACCGACATGATCCCCTCGCAGGGGACCGTGTCGCACGACGACGCGTTCCAGATACCGCCGGGCGCCTGGGACCTGACGGTCGCGCAGGCGGGCAGCCCGGACATCAGCATGACCGTGAGCCCCGCATGGAGGTGAGAGCATGACGGACCGGCTGGCCGCGCTGACCGTGCACGCGTGGGACATCACCACCGGCAGGCATCTGGCGCGCATCCCCTACACGGCGTGCTCGTGGTCGGACTCCATCTCGGAGCCCGGTTCGATGAGCGTGGACATCGTCTTGAACGAGGTCACGGAGCGCATGGACGAGGCCGGCGTGGGCGTGTACGCCATGCTGCGCCCGTGGCGCGTCATCCTCAGCGTGCAGCGCGGCCCCGGCATGGTCAAGCACGCGGGACCCGTCACCTCCCGCGAATGGGATCCCGTGGCCCGCAGGCTCAGCCTGTCGTGCGGCGGCGGATGGACGCTGCTCGGCCGCCGCCTCGTATTGAACCACAACCTCGACCGGAGCTTCCGGGACGGGGACGTGCTCGTCGACGACGAGCATCCCGCCGGCGACTGGCTCCTCCACCTGACCGGCAGCTACTCGGACATCGCGCGCGGGCTCGTCGCCGAAGCCATGAAATGGGGCGCGCTGCCCATCGCATTGCCCGCCGTGACGGGCGGCACCTACGAACGCAACTACGGCGGCTACGACCTCGCCACCACGGCCGACCGGCTCAGCGACCTCGCCGGACTGGAGGACGGCGACGAGATCCGGTTCACGCCACGCGTCATACAATCGGACGCGGGCGACCGGCTCGAATTCCTCCTCCAATCCGCACGCGAGATCGTGGACCACGAATGGCGGATGAACGCCGCCGCCCCCGGCCAACGCTGCTACTTCACCAAATACGGGGAGGACGGGGCGCCCCTGACGACCGACGTGTGGGCGGCCGGCGGCAAGGACGACGACAAGACCGTCATGGCCCGCCGCAAAGGCTCGACCCTCACCGCCCAGGGCTGGCCCGTCATGCAGACGGCCGACAAAAGCCACACCACCGTCAGCATCCTCGCCACATTGCAGGCATACGCCGCCAGTCAGCTCGCCGCCGGCGACCGGGATTCGGAGTCGTTCGCCCTGAAGGCCGGCGAGGAATGGGACATGCACGTGGGCGACCACATGGACGTGCGCATCAGCGACCTGCTGCTCGGCGACCGGTCGTTCGCGTTGAAGATCACCGACGTGTCCGGCTCCGCCGACTCGGACTGGATCACCCTGCAGGCCAGAAGGAGGACGTGATGGGCTTGTACAAGCCGGGCCGCCTGGACCCGTTCGCGAACCAGCAGCGGCGCGAACGCGAACGCGACGCCGCGAACATGGAGGCCAACCGGCCCACCGGCACCGAACTCGGCCAGATCACCCGCAAACTCCAGGAGATCACCGCCGAACTCAAACGCCAGCAACAGCAGCTGGAGGAGCAGCAGAAGCAGCTCGCGAGCATGCTCGCCACACTCCAATCCCAGCAGAACACGCTCAACGACACCGTCAACCGACTCCAGGACGCGGTCAACAACATCAGATCGATGCAATCCACGCTCCAATCCCAGCAATCCTCCCTACAAGCCCAGCAGAACACGATCAACGCGCAGCAACAATCCATCCAATCCGCGCTCGCCGGCGTCCAGTCGAACTACGGGAAGATCAAGACCGCGCTCAACTACTGCTACCTGCAGTTCGGCTCGATCAGCAGCTACGTGTCCGGCTACAAGCCGATGACGCCTCCGAGCATCTAGACGGAAAGGGGAACACGATGACCACCATCACGCAGAACGTCGGCCGCGGCGACATCCTCCTGCACCGCGGCGTATCCGAACGCGTCGGCGTCCAGTGGACGCAGGACGCGGGCGACGGACAAGGCTACCGGCCGGTCGACATGGACGGCTGGACCGGCGTGTTCCGCATGAGCGGCCCGCTGGGCGACGTGTGGTTCGAGACCGACGACGTGAGCCTCGACTCGCGGGGCGTGGCCGCGGTCATGCTCGCCCCCGGCACGTTCGACGGCGACGAGTGGGCGGGACGCACGGACGGCGAATGGCGGCTCACCGCCCGGAACCCCCTGTCGGGCGGCGTGGAGCTGCTCGGCTGGGGCCACTACCACCTCGAACTCTAGAAAGGAGACTCCCATGGCCGACCAGATCATCGACAGGAAGACCGTCGGCATCCCCGGCCCGCAGGGCAGGCAGGGGCCGCAGGGCGAGAAGGGCGACACCGGCGACCGCGGCCCGCGCGGCGAACAGGGCATCCAGGGCCCCAAAGGCGAGCGTGGCCCGGAAGGCCCGCAGGGCCCGCAGGGCGAAAGCGGCATCGCCACGCAGGTCAACGGCCTGTACATGCTCGCCGTCGACCCTGCCGGGAACCTGTACGCCTACTACGACGACACGAACACGCCGCCCCCGTTCGAGTACGACGCGGCGACCGGCAGCCTCTACTACGACTTCGACGACGCCACCAACACCACGGAAGGAGACTAGCCCATGGCGACCAAACGCATCCTGCTCGGCAACGTGAAGGGCCCGAAGGGCGACGAGGGCCCGCGGGGCATCCAAGGGGAGAAGGGCGAGACCGGGGAAACCGGGCCCGTGCCCGGCCCCACCGACCTGTACAAGGGCGCCCACCCGGTCGGCGACCTCATCGCCAACACCACCGGCACCGATCCCGGCACCCTCTACGGGGGCACGTGGGCGCGTCTGCCGTCCGCCGCCGCCCATGTGTGGCGGCGCACCCAGTGAAAGCGAGGCGGATATGACCACGCTGGGAAGGGCCGCGCTGCTCGCCGCGGACCTCATCATCATCGCCGGCGCGTCCAACCGGTTCCGACTCCAATGGGCGCGCCGCGTCCGCGACGACACCGCCACGGACGACGCCGACTCGGACGATGCCGGCTGCACGCTCACCCCGGTCGACCTGACCGGCTGGACGGCGCGCATGCAATTGCGCCGCGACGACGAGCTCATAGCCGATCTGAGCGACCTCGTCGCATTGGACGCGGCCGGCCACGTGACCGTCGCCATCGACCCGGAACGCTCCACCGCGATGGATCCGGGCACGTGCCGCTACGACCTGCTGCTCGCCGCCCCGGACGGCACGGTCACACGGTTCATGGCGGGCGTCGCGCTCGTCGAACCCGCCGTCAGCAAGGAGGCCGCATGATCCGCACGCTCGACGGATGCTCCTGTTCGGACACGGTGCTCGTCGTCGAGGACACCGTCGCCGGCGGCACGCACATCACCTACGCGATCGACCAAGACATCGACAACCTGTTCCAACCACCCACCACGACAGATAAGGAGGAACACGATGGCTGAATCGAAGGTCATCGACCTCGACCGGCTCGCCCGGTTCAAGGAGAAACAGGATGCGGCCAACGAGGCCAAATTCGCGTTGAAGGGCGAAGGCGGCGGCATCGCGACCGCGGACAAGGCGGGCATAGTCAAGCCCGGCGGCGACTTCGACATCACCGCGGACGGCACGCTCTCGCTCTACTCGAAGATCAACGTCACCGCGTTCACGTGCACGCCGTCGCAGGCGGAACGCGGCGCGACCGTCGCCGACGTGACGCTCGCATGGAGCGTCAACAAGACGCCCGCCACGCTGACGCTCGACAAGGACGCGCAGGACACGGCCAGCAAGGGGACCACCCTGAAGGCCGTGAACCTGACCGCGAACAGGACATGGACGCTGACCGCGACCGACGCGCGCAAGGCCACCGCGTCGCGCACCGCGGGCGTCACGTTCTACGACAAGCGCCACTGGTTCACCGGAGCCTACGACGCGGACGGCGTGACCGACGCGGTCCTCAACGCGGCCACCGGCGAATACGCGACCGCGCGCGCGAAATCGTTCACGCTGACCGCGGGAGAGGGCCAGTACATCTACTACGCGTTCCCCGCCTCGTGGGGCACGCCCACGTTCAAGGTCGGCGGCTTCGAGGGCGGCTTCGGCCTGCTCAAGACGTTCGACCACGTGAACGCGTCCGGCGGCACGGTCTCCTATGCCGTCTGGAGGTCCACGAACGCGAACCTCGGCAAGACCACCGTGGAGGTGAGCTGACATGGCAATCGAACTGATCGACACGCTCGCGCCGAAGAACAACGGCGCGTTCCCCATGGTCAACGCGAAGGACGTGGACGTGGACGGCACCCGACTGCCCCAGAAGCTCGCCGAACTCGCCGCCGGCGCGGGCGTCGAGGCCGCCACCGAGGACGACATCGCGAACCTGTTCAACACCACCGACACCACCAACACCACCAAGTAACCGGAAAGGGACCATCATGGCATCCAAGTTCATCAACCTCGACAACCTCGCGTCCTTCCTCGCGAAGCTCAAGACCCTGTTCACCACCACCGAACAGGCCACCGACATCGCCAACACCGCCGCCGGCACCGCCCGCAACGGCGCCGTCGACGACGTGAAGAAGCTTGGCTACCAGACCGCCGCCGACGTGACCAAGACGCTCGACGGCAAGGGCTACCAGACCGCCGAACAGGTCGACACGGCCATCGCCGCGAAGGGCTACGACACCACGGCGTCCGTCGACAAGAAGGTAGCGGACGCGAAGAGCGAACTGCAGAACTCGATCGGCTCGGCCTTCCATCCGAAGGGCTCCAGCGCGTTCGCCGACCTGCCCACCACGGGCCGCGCCGTCGGCGACGTGTGGAACGTGACCGACGCGTTCACCACCACCGACGACTTCGTGGAGGGCGCGGGCAAGAACTACCCGTCCGGCACGAACATCGTGCTCGTCAACGTCACCACCGGCGAGGGCGCGGACGCGACCACCACCCCCAAGTGGGACGCACTGTCCGGCGTGACCGATTTGAGCGGCTACATGCTCAAATCGGACATGACCCCCGCCACCGACGCCGACATCGACGGCCTGTTCGCCTAAGGGAGCCCCCGGATGGCGAGCACGTTCGTCACGCTCGAAGGGCTCGCACGCGCGGTCGACCGCCTCCTGGGCATGTTCGACACGTCCAAGAGGTTCCTGGCCGCGCACCCGCCCGGCAGCATCCACACCACCACCAGCGGCCTCAACCCGTCCGACCTGTACGGCGGCCGCTGGCGGCACATGCCGTCCACCGGCGAACACCGGTGGCTCCGCCTCGAAGACGACACGGCCACACAGGACGGGGACGGCGACGCGTTCCTCGACGCGTGGCCCGTCGGCTCGATCATGCGCACCACCGGCCTCGACCCCGCCAGCGTGGGCGGCCGGTGGGAGCGCCGCCCCGACATCGACGCGCACGCCTGGCAGCGCGTCGGCTGACCATCCTCCAACCCAAGGGAAGGACACTCATGGCATACAACATCATCAACGGGTTCACCGGCCTGCCCCACGTCGGCGCCGGACACCTCGCCACCCTCGCCAAAGCGCTGCTCGGCGACGCGCACGTGCTCGACTGGGGCGACAGGTTCGCCTGCACCATCTCGACCGACGGACGCACCGCGACCATCGGCACCGGCGCGCTCAACATGGGCGAAGGCTGGCTCCCGTTCAGCGACGAGCCCGTCAAACTCGCGATCGACGCGGGAACCGCCGGACAGAAACGCAACGACCTCATCGTCGCCCGCGTCAGGAAGGACGGCGGCGACCTCAACCTCGGCGGCATCCAATCGTTCGAGCTCGCCGTCGTCAAGGGCGCGAACACGACCGGCACACCCACCGACCCCAAGGACACCGCCACGAACACCGACTCGTACCCGCTGTGGCGCATCCCCCTGGACGGCGTCACCGTCGGCACGCCCGTCGCCCTGTACAAGACACTCGCCACCCTCGCCACCGTGGGGGATTCGCTAACCCAGATCAATACGGCGCAGCTCAAGATGCCGTACAGCGACCGGACGATCGCCCTGACCCGCGTGGGGCGCATGGTCGTCGCGAGCGCGTACATCACGCTCAACAGCAGTTTTTCAAACGCCAGCAACCAGTCCGTCACCGAGACGATCCCCGCAGGCTTCCGGCCGATGCCCGACATTGGAGGACTGCTGCACGGCAGCGACAACACCGGTGCCATCAGCTTCTACCTGTGGGGCAACGAGGACGGCAGCATGCGCCTGAACGGCACCGGGAATGCCGGCCGTTTCGTCGGCATCTCCGGCTGCTGGATCGCCGCGTAGACGAAACCTAAAAACCAGCGGAAAGGGGTCTCATGGACGAGATCATCACCAGCGTGACGGCGAGCCTCATCGTCGCCGCGGTCAGCGTCGTCTGTGGATGGCTCGTCGGCCGGCTCAGACAGGTGAGCCGCGACGTCGCCGCCGAACGCGAACGACGCGAACGCCGCGAGGAGATCGTCGACGGAGCACTGCGCGCCCTCCTGTTCGACAAGCTCGCACGCCTCCACGCCGACACCGTCGAACAAGGCAAACCCGCCGGCGTGGAGGTCAAGCAACGCGCCGACGTCGCCTGGAGCGCCTACCGGGCGTTGAACCCCGACGACACGCTCGACGACGGCACCGCCGCCCACCTCCACGCCGAGATCATCGACGTGCACGCCGCGGGAGACCCCGAATGACACCCGAAACCCAGCCAACGAAAGGAACGACCATGAGCAACACCATCGGAGCCGCCGACCACAAGGCCACGGACACCACCACCACGATTCCGGGTCTGACCGCGGAGCGCACGAAATCGATCATGCTGCTCCTCGTCCAGCTGTTCAGCGTGCTCCAGACCGGCCTGAGCATCGCGGGGGTCGCGGCACTCCCGTTCACCACGGACCAGGTGTCGACCGCGATCACCGGCGTCATCGCCGTCGTCTCGTCCGTCTGGGCGTGGTGGCGCAACAACAACATGACCGGCGCCGCCATGCAGGGCCAGCAGATCGTCGACGCCGTCAAGCTCGCCCAATCCACCGGCAACGCGGCGGACATGCCCGGCGAGGTCGTGCCCATGAGCGAGACGCTCGCCGACCCGGACACCGGAACCTCCACCGTGGAGTAGCCATGGTGCAGATCAAGGAGGAGATCGTCAACCAGGGGCACGGGTACCTCAGCCCGTCCCTGTTCGCCGTCCACAGCACGGCGAACCCCGGCGCCACCGCCCGCAACCACAGGGATCTGTGGAGCCGCGGCTACGACTACGCGGTGCACCTCACGTCCGACTGGACGGAGGCGATCCACTGCGTGCCCTACGACCGGCTGTGCTGGCAGGTCGGCAACGGCAACGGCACATGCGAGGGCATCGAGATCTGCGAGGCCACCAACGCGTCGGACTTCTGGAAAGGTATTGAAATCGCCGCCGACGTGATAGCGCAACGATTGCGCGCCCACGGTTGGGGCGTGGACCGCATGCACCCCCACCAATGGTTCGCCCAGGTGTACGGCGGTTCCGACCACACCGACCCCATCCCGTACTTCACCCGCTACGGCTACACGTGGCAGGCGTTCGTCCAACTCGTCCAACAGAAGCTATCCGGCGTCACGGCCGGGCAGGAGGTAGACATCATGGCAGGCATGATGATCCGCAACGACGACACCGGCGTCATCTGGTACTGCGAGCCCGGCAAGGGCCGCACCGCCCTCACCCACGTCGACCAGGCCAACCTGCTCCAACAGGCAGGCGTGCCGTTAATCCACGCCAACAGCCGAGCCCCATGGTGGGCCCGCTTCGACCAGATCGACGCGCTCGTGCGCACCACCATGAAGAAACTCGGCGTCTAAGCCGAGTGAGCCGACCCGACCCCCGACAGGAACCGCCCCGCCCCCCACCGCGCACCGCGGGTGGAGGCGGGGCGGTTTCGTCGTCTAGAATGGGAAGGGACGACACCCGAGGCGAGACGGGAGCCATCGGGGGAGTCTTCTAAATGCGCACTCCCGACACGCCGGACATGTGGTAAAACATGTGGTAGCAAGACGTGCGAAGCTCTAAAATCGGCGGAATATAGCGGAAAACCCGTGGTCGTTTTCAATTCCCCGCGACTCCACCACACGAAAGCGCCGCTCCGAAAGGGGCGGCGCTTTTTCGTTGTCCGGCGAATCGTCGGAGGACTCGTGCGTCAGGCCTCCTCGTGCCAGTGCGGGTTCTGACCGAACGTGTAGCCTTCCGGATTGTCCATCGCGGCGATGTCGCGCATGTCCTGCTCGTCGAGCGTGAATCCGGTCAGGTCGAGGTTCGCGCGCTGGCGTTCGCGGTGCATCGACTTCGGAATCGCCACGTCGCCCAGCTGGATGTGCCAGCGCAGGATCGCGGCGACGGGGGAGACGCCGTGCTTGGCGGCGATGCGCGTGATCGTCGGATCCTTGAGCATCTGGTTGGCGCGTCCCAGCGGGCTCCACGCCTCGGTGATGATGCCGTGCGCGTCGTCGTAGGCACGCTGCTCGTTCTGCTGGAAGAACGGGTGCAGCTCCACCTGGTTGACCGCGGGCGTCACGCCGGTGGCGCGGATGAGCAGGTCGATGTGACCGGGCAGGAAGTTGCTCACGCCGATATGCTTGACGATGCCCTGCTTCTGCGCGTCGACCAGCGCCTGCCACGCCTCCACGAACTGACCCTGCGACGGGTTCGGCCAGTGGATGAGGTACAGGTCGATGTAGTCGAGGCCCATGCGCGCCACCGACTCCTCGATGGTCGCGCGCGCCTGGTCGTACTGGTGATGGCGTCCGGGCAGCTTCGACGCGACGATGATGTCCTCGCGGGGCACGTCGGATTCGCGGATCGCCTTGCCGACCACGCCCTCGTTCTCGTAGTTGAACGCCGAATCGATGAGACGGTAGCCGACCTCGAGCGCCGACTTGATTGCCTCCACGCCGGCGAAACCGTTCACCTTGTACGTGCCGAAGCCGATGGCCGGCAGTTCCAGCCCGTCATGCGCGCGACGCACGGGGATGGCCGGAGGATCGAGCAGTGTTGCCAT